ATCCCAAACCGGATTTCTCTGAACTGCGCAGTCAAAAAAAACCTGTCCTTTCTCAATCTGGTTCCGCAGCGTTTTACCGCTCCACTGAATATTTGCTTTTTTCAGCATTTCTTGTCTCCTCCCTAAAATAGTGCTCTCCTTAACTCCACTTCCAATCCAGCCTCTGCACATAACACTTTAACGCGGTTTCCAGCCACTTTTTCGACCTCAGCCAACATTTGCTTAGGGTCTGCATTAAAATGGCTTAAATGGCATAATATGACGTTACGCAAACACGGTGTTTGGTTTTTACGAACAACATCAAGTACCGTTGATAAACTGCTGTGTCCACGCATAACGTGTTCATAGTTCGCATCCGTGTTCTCCACATCGTCCATATGGTTACACTCAATCAGCATATGATTTAATCGTTGTTGCCGGAATGTCCACGGAAGATATTCAAAATCTGTAGCAAACAGCAGTTTTCCCATTTCCTCATGCTCAATCAAATACGCATAATTGGGAATGTCATTGTGCGGCACATAAAACGGCGTTACATTAAATCTTCCAACTTCAAACATTTTCATTTCTGGCTTACCGTATAACCGCTCTCCATGCACGGAATAAACCAATTGTTTTGTCTCGTCATTGGTATAAATCTTGATTCCTGTAGCAAGGATATCCTTTGCATAGCCGATATGGTCTTTATGAGAATGAGTCACCAAACATCCAACTACTTTACCAATCTGGAAACCAATAGCTTTTTTCACATCCATTAAACGGCAGCCAGCTTCCAAAAGTAGAATTTCTTCCTCTGCAATCAGTGCATAGGCATTTCCTTTTGAACCTGAGTCGATGCATTTCAATATCATTTTGTCATCTCCTTTGGCCTTATACGTTTCCCAATAGGATATAGCTGGTTCCATATATCAAGCAAACTCTTTACTCCAACTTTCATATAATCATTTACTCCTTTGGGTACAGTCCGCATACTATCAATATCAACATAACAGATGCTGATTCCTAGTTTTAATATCTGATACGGCATATCTTTAGTTATGAATAACCATCCTACCACTCTATCAGCAGCCTTATCATCAAGAAATCCTTTGGTTTCAGCACAGACATCCGATTCATTTTCTGACATTTCATATAGAAACGCACCAGAGGGTGTTATTACAGCAATCATTCTTCCACCCCAATTTCATCACATGCAGGGAAACAGAAGAGCCTCGGCAGCGTATGTACTTCTACATCTCCTGAATTTACTGGTTTGATAAATGCTCCCACAGTAGAACTTTTCAAAACCTCCATGCTCTCTGCATCGAAATTGTGTCCATTGTCAGTCACCAGACTTGACATAATGCCGGTATACTCTTGGTGTAACATTTCCATAGCTTTCTGCGTTTTCCCCGGACCAGTATATTCAGCCATTAACCATTGCTTTGTGCCAGAGCCAGCTATACTTACTGCGTAAATCATATTTTGTTCAAAAACAAACACAAAATTCTCATATGGTACATCGTACTTTCCATTTTGGCTGATAACTCTCATTCTTCAACCTCCTCGTCATTCGGCATCCGGAATAATCCGAAATTTTGGTCTGCTACATACTCATCGAACAGTTCTTTCGGATTTCCATATGAATACAGCTTCAATAATTGAAACATTCTGTAGCATTCCCAAATCCAATTTAGAACTCTTTGTGCCTTCTCTATAGAGGAATATTTGCCTAACTTATCGTAGCCATCAACAAACGGATAAAATGCGATAATATGGTTATTCCCATCAATACTTATCGAGATGCAGTTATCCAGATTAACTATCTGTATTCCATTCTGACTTTTAATCAGCACCGAAGAACACCTCCCTCATAGAAAACACGCACCTACCAACTCTTAACCGTTCGCGATTCATTTTTGACTGCTGTTCGTTGTCACAAATAAACTGGCGGCAAATTTCCGGCCTTACCTCATAAATCGTGCAGATTTTCTTTCCGTTGTCCCGAAACGGGCAGGTCATGTCAAGTACCGGCTTCGCCACTGGAATAAGGTGTTTACTCTCCCTTATCCCGTTCTGACGAATGTACTTGTGAATCTTGCGGATTTCATCATCCGACAACGGAAGAATATCTGAACAGCAATTCCCACACTTAGAGCATTTTCCATTAATCGTGTAGTTGTAGAGGTTATCTTCCATGCCTTTTGCTATTACCGATAACGCAGACATACACTCCATGGACTTATCCCTCCATCCAGCTTTTATCCACCACGGGAGCAGGTTCTTTTTGCTTATGGACTGCTGTCATATCTGCCATGGTTTTAGGCGGATCCTTCTGCTCGATTACCTGTTGCTGTTCTGGCTCTACTGGAAACTCCTGGGCATTAGCATTGTAATTGATTTCTTCCTGAACCTGCTGATACACAACATCATCAAGTTGCCTGTATTCCTGTGCCGCCACTGGATTTCCAAAATCTTTCGGAATTTTTTTCATAACGTTGTTACGCATTTTTCGAATAATCATACTTTCTCTGGACTGTGGTTCTGTCCATGCTGGAGAAAGATAAGGCTGCAATTCCAGACTATCCAAAATCTTATCCAAATCATTCAGTTCCTTTGCTTTGTCCATGATTTCCTTTTTCTTTTCAGCAATTTGCTTCTTTTGTGCAGGTGTGGCTTTAAACCTGCTTTCACAAATTCCAAATGTCTTATCCATAAGATTGTTTGATATATGCGCATACAGGTTTTTCAATACGTCATCACGTTCTCCAAAGTGATATTCAATACGCCCGTCCATATATTCAATGGGATAAACTACCCTTATTACTTCACCTTTTCCAGATGGTTCCCATTCTGGCGGCTCCACCTCGATACCCTTTCTTTTCCCGTATGAGAAGGCATCGCCAGAACGAACTAACCAATATGGGTGTACCGTTTTGATTCCTCTACCAAATTTTGCTGTGAGAGCATCATTCCCATCACCCTCAAGCCCCATTTCAATTTGCTTTTCCCAATTATCAGCCTGCCCTTTCTTCGCGGTATTCACGTTGCGAATTTGAAAATAACACTCTCTAGGAACTGCATTAGTATTGAGTTTAAGCGCGGCAACGGTCAATAGCGTACTCTGCAAATTTGCCGGGTTGATATCATTAGGGGTAAGTCCCTGATTATGTATTAGACTGTAAATACTTCCCATTGCCGCAATTACACACTGTTTGGAATATTCGTCAAAGGTCACTCCACGTTCCTCCAGCATTTGCCGCGTAGATTCTACACAGGCATTTGTAACCGTTGCAATCTCACTCCTAAATGCAACTGTAGCTGGCTTAACCGGTGGCTGTACTGTAGTTGAATCCTGTTTATTCTCTGTCTGCTTTACTACCATGATTATCTATTCCCTTTCTGTCCCATTCGGAACATTTGCTTAAAAGTGTCCAACCAGTTCCCCTCATTATGTGCCATCTTATTGTAATGATGGCTGTTAGCCAAACACGCTGACGCGACTGCCAAACTCCCCATGACCTTCCGATTCTGCTGATTACTCCTGCGGCTTCTCTGTTTATGCTTTAATGCTGTTGCCATGATTAATTGTCCTCCTTATAATTCAGCAAGTATTCTTACATACTTTTGTGCGTTACTTCCCCAACTTTTTCGTTCTGAAATCACAATGTCAGAGGTGTTTTCATCTATATCAATCTCCACAATAGTCTCTTCTCCTTCATTGCAATTCTCTGATATCTCCGCCATAGCGGAATACCCATTTTTATAGACATTGACCTCAATCTCCATATCTGGAGGAAACTTCGCCAATTCTTGAATCATTTCGTAAACTGTCATCAATTCTCCTTTTCCAGCAAATAAGTTGCTTCCATATCAGCTTCATGAAGAGCCAATACCAGCGGATATTTCTCCATAGCCGACCCCAGTGTGTTCCAGTTCTCTTTCGGCTCGTAGGCTCCCATATGCCAGCGGATTGCATACCGCTCAACTGGAAGTAACTTTATGTATTCTTCAATCATCATGACTGACTTTTCGCCGTGTCCATAAGGAATCCGGTCATCAACCGTATAGAAAGGAACTTGTACCCATACACCAGATTCATTCTTCTTATTACGCATTTCAGTGGTGTAGTAATAGGTTTTGCACAGGTCATGAAGAAGAGAAACAATCACTATGCTGTCATTACTGATTTCCGTGTTCAGCAATCCTTTCCAAATGTTGTGTTCAGAGCCAGAAGTCTTTTTGTCCAAACAATCATAAACATTCAGGCTATGTTCCAGCAGTCCACCCTCGTAAGCTCCATGAAACCGTGTACTTGCCGGTGCTGTATAAAAATCACTCTTGCGAATGAACTCCAGCAGTTTATCCATACCATTACGTTTTACTGATAAAAGCAGTTTTTCAAACCGTTCCTTCATTTTCATCCTCGCTTTCTTTCACTAGGCCAACAATGGATTTTACTTTATCGGCAAACGCCGCGATTTCTTCCTTTGGCACATCGACTTCGGTCACGATACCTTTTGCAGAGCTGTTAATCTGCACCTTGTCGCTAACCTTAACCGGAATATTGGAACGATATGTATATTCCCTGCCAGATGGCTTGTCTCCCTTTAAAAACTTCACTTTAATCAGCATTAGTTCTCCCTTCTGCACCAACCGTAATATTCTGTCTGGGTCGAAAAGTCTGTCAGGATTATTTGTGGTTCCCCTTTTGTACAGATGAAATCTCCCTCGCAGATGTATACACACTCATCACAGTCCTCACATTTTTTCATTCAGAATCCACCTCAATCTTGAAATCCTCATCATTGGAAACCGACAGCATAATCATCTGGGTATCCAGAAGAGGCATATTGCCTGCGCTTACTTTCTCAGCATTATCAATGATTACAGGTGCGGTAACTCCAATAATTTCAGACAATACATTGATGACCTCAAGTCCCATAATAAGCTTTTCAGCACCCGATGTAGTATTCTCCCCATATGGACTACCATTCTTCGTATAAACATCGCATACACGATCTACACCGCCATTCTTTTGCTGTCGAAATAACTGAAATCGTACATTTTTAAAGTGCTTGTTTACTTCTTCAGTCAGATAATTGTCTTTGGCTGTCTGGAACTCTTCGCACATCATCAGAACACGTTCCTGGTCAGCAATCAACTGAACCTTATCCTTGAATTGCTTTTCCAGTTCTGCCACACGGTCTTTGGCTTCATCAGACTTGTCCACCGCTGCAAACTTCTGGTTAACCTCTGCAAGCTGTTCTTCCCATTCAGCCTTTTCGTCTCTCAACTGGGAACGGTAATCAGCACCCGTATTCATGTTCCGAAGTGCCTCTTCTTTCGTCCGGATTTCCAGGCACATGGATTCATATTCCTGGTTTTCAGATAAATCCACTTCTTCCGGAAGTGTCGCAAGTTCCTCCATTGCCTTGGTCTTATCTGCGTTTGCAGATATTTTACCTGCTTTCGCAGATTCCAAGGTTTTTTCCGCTTCCTTCAATTCCTCGTTTGTCTTATTGATTTTCTCAACACAGGCTTGACCCTCTTCACAGATTCTCTCAAGCGCCTTATTCCTGCTCTCTTCAAACGCTACCTTTTCAGCCTCGTATTTCTCCCAGTGCTGCTTTTTATCTGCTTCAAAGGACTCAATTTTCTTCTGTTTCAATTCTTCTGGCAAGTCCTGTCCACAGGTAGGGCAAACCAGCGCATCTGCTGCCATTGGTTCCAATTCCACGTATTCTGGAAAAACTTTTGCTTCCTCGACCTCGACACGTTTGGAAAGTTCCGACCGAAGCATCTTGTTGCTTTCTACAATTCGATTCAGCCGCTCAATCTCCAACTCCGCCATTTTCTGCTTCTGCATAGCTGTCCGGAAATCATCATCAGCCTTATCAATCTGCTTCTGAATTTTCCGTTTTAGCTTAACCAGACCTTCATTAGATACCCGAACAAGCTCCGCTTGCTTTATTTTCAAATCAATAATGTTTTTAGACTTTTCATCATAATCAGAAACTACTGCCGTGGAATTCTCTATTTTCCGGTCAATCTCCACAATTTTTTCGTTAATTACGTTCCGCTGAAGCTCCATGTCAGAAACATCCACGTCCACAATGTCCTTACTTCTCTCATTGATGAAAGCTGAAATCTGATCACGCTCTGTTGTCATATCAGCAATGGAACGCTTTGCTGTAGCTCGCACTTCGTCCAGCGTCTTTCCGTTTCTGATAAATGTAAGAAGTTCGTCAAATCCTCCAACTTCAACCAAAATCTGTTCTTCGGTCACATTGGCAATTAATGATAAAATCAGATTTAATTTTTCCTTTTTATCCAACGTGAAGAAATATGTAGGGCTGGTAATTAACTGGAAGTTTTTCTCTGATACAATGTCAGCAATGCGCCGCTTGAACTCTGTCTCCGAAATCTCTACGTTGTTCCATGAATAAATGTTCTTGTCCCCTTCATGGACCTCTGATGTGGTTCCCCTTTTTCTAATCCAGTTTTGGCGCTGAGTTTTTTGAAGAAGCACCTCAACACCGTCGATTAAAAGTGTCAGTTCTACAACCACGTCCACATGGTCAACATCTATTCCCTGCATATCATACGGCCTGGGACGAAATTCTTTTCCTTCGCTCTTACCTGTGCTAGACTTTCCAAACAATACCCAAAAAATCCCATCTGCCACACTGGATTTCCCTGTCCGATTTTTGGCATAAATCCAGGTTTTTCTTTCTCCAAACTCAACCTGCCGGTTCAATTTCTTAAAATTTTCAAATCTGGCCGAAACCAGTTTAATCACTTTCATCTTGTAATCTCCTTAAAATCCCTTTATAATAAGGGT